AAAGCGCAATTTGATATGCCTCTAATGTGGGCCATGATTTGTGTTCTCTATCTTCTTCCGACGTTGTTGCAAGCAACGAATGCAAGGCAACACCAGCAAACCTATCCAATAATTTGATTTCTTCTGGTTTTAGTGTCATCTCAACCCCTATCTTTTTTAATCTTGTATACGTTCATCCACTCTTGCTCAAAAACAATTTTGGACTCCAACATGTAATCCACATACTCGTATGCCAAATAAGCAATCCATTCCTCATCGCGTTGCTCTGGGTTTTTGCTCTTTTCATTTCTGATGATCAACCCAAGCATCGCTGCCGCCGCAAACAAGTCGGTTACTTTCATCTCAACCCCCAATCTTCTTGATGATCACGCCAAGATCGGCATCTTCCCAGACCTGCAACTTGCCAGATCGATCCTTGGCAAGCCAAAGGCCATCGGAGTCGCACATCAAGGCGCGTCGGGAATTGCCCTCGGAGTCCTTCTCCACGCGCAAGGCCAGCACTTCATCAAAGAAGTAAGGCAGGCTTTGGCCCGTCTTATTACCAGGCATGGACGGGGCGTACAGCACCCTGCCCATCTCGTCCTGAGTCTTTTCCAACTTTGCCGACATATAAACGTGCTTGCCGGGTAGATCGCGGAATCCACGGATGATGTCGGCCATCTGCTCCTGCATCGCGCCGTAAGCCTGGCGCGGGTCTTTTGTGGTTTTCTTTTCCGTGTTCAAAACCACCTCAGCAATCTCGCTGATACTGTCCAGCGCTACCGATTCAAAAGCCTGCGCCTCGGCAGACTTGGTGAGCCACTGATATGCCTCGCGCAAATCGTCCATGCTGGCGATCTCAATAAACGGCAGGTTGGTGTCCGCAATACTGAGCAAACCACCCTCCGCAGAAAGGATTACTGGGTTAGGAAGGGTAGGGATGAGACTGGTCTTGCCGGCCCCTGCCTGCCCGTACACCAACAGCTTCACGGTCAAGGCGCCCGCCTCGCCGGTGTGTCTTAATTTGATAGCCATCTACACTCTCCTAAAGAAAAAAGTACAGCACGGCAGCGTAGGCCGCGCCAAAAATAACCACGATGAGATGCTCAACCCACGCGGCGTCGCGCATCTCCTTGCGGAACCGATCCATGCCCTCTGTCGTATGCTTCATGCAAACATCTCCCGAGCAAAGTTGTCCTCTGCGAAATAATCTTCAATATCTCTGTATGCCTGACCCACCGTGTCGGTGTACCAGCAGCAGCGCTCATGCACTAGCACGCTGTAGTCATCAAAGAAGTAATACTCTTTGCGACCGCAGCAATACTGCGAGGTGGCGCGGTTCTCGGCCAATCCTTCAACCCAATCGGAGTGGTACTCGGCTACCCGTTCAAGGCGTTTGGCGAGGTTTGGTTTCATGCTTCACCATCCCAGCTTTCTTCTTGGTGAACTGCAACGTCATCGCAAAACACCGGCACCTTGCTGCCAGAAAATGCTTTGATAAACAGCAATCTACCGTCGTTTGTCGCAACGGAAATTTCCAAGACGCTGAACGCCTCGCCCCTTGTGGTTTCTTCTTTCTTAAATTCAATGCGCCGCAAACGCACTGAATTTGTTTCGTGAATGTCTAACGTAATCATGTTTTGTTCCTCTCTGTGTTACCGCACCGTCCGGCCATCGGTTCGTGCAGTGTTTGCATCTTAACCCGTTTCGTTTTAGGATGTCAACAGGTTATTTCGCACAGAGAGGAAAAAGTGACAACAGACGAAGCAATCAAGCATTTCGGGGGCCTAAAGAAGCTCGCCGATGCCCTGGGCATCTGGCCTCAGGTGATCTATAAGTGGGGCCAAAACCCACCAATGGCGCGGCAGTACGAGATTCAGGTCAAGACAAACGGGGTGCTTCGTGCAGACCACGAGCAAGATTGACGCAGCGCTGGCCTACGCTAGTTGGGGCTGGCACGTTCTGCCCGTGGTGCCCAACGGCAAGACCCCAGCCACGGCGCATGGGGTGCATGACGCCACAACAGATGCCGATCAGATCAAAGCATGGTGGGGCCAAAACCCCAACTTCAACATCGGCATTGCGGCAGGTGAGAAGTCAGGCATCGTAGTGTTTGACATTGACCCGCGCAACGGTGGCGATACCAGTTGGCAGGGTTGGATTGCCGAGCACGGCTCACCGCCAGACTGCGCGATGGCCCTTACCGCAGGCGGCGGTCAGCATTATATTGCCGCATATCAGTCAGGCATCCGATCCTGCAAGCTGCGCGAGGGGATTGATCTACTGTCCGATGGCCGTTACTTTGTCGCGCACCCCAGTAGCGTAGAGGGTAAGGCGTACGAGTGGGAGGCCAGCAGCGACCCGTTTGACGGCATCGCACCCGGCAGCATCCCATTTAATTGGTTGCCGCACCTAAGCCAGCGCAAGACCAAAAGCGCCACCAACGGCGATCTGATCAAGGGCAACCGTAACGCAGGACTGACTAGCCTTGCCGGCTCAATGCGTAATTTCGGGATGTCCGAGGCCGAAATCCTGGCCGCAATCAGCATCGCTAATGAGACACGTTGCGAAATACCACTGCCTAGCAGTGAGATCGCCCAGATCGCCCGGTCAGTCGCGCGGTACGAGCCAGACCATGATGTGGCGGCAAGCACCGCACTCGGTGATGAGGCCGCAGAAGCGATTCTAAGCAATTATCAGAGTCAGGCCACATCTGACTATTACCTGACCCGCGCAACGAGCTTCCTGGGCCAACCAGCCCCCTTGCCGTGGGTTATAAAGGGATGGTTGCCCGCCTACGGGACTTGCATGATCTATGGCGAGTCAGGCGTGGGCAAAACCTTTGTCGCATTAGATATGGCCTGCTCGATTGCAAGCGCCATGATGTGGCAGGGGATCAAGACCAAGCCCGGTATCGTGGTTTATCTGGCAGGCGAGGGTAATTATGGGATGCGCCAGCGGATCGCGGCCTGGTGTGCCAAGCATGGCATAACCCAGTTGGACAATCTGCTGATCAGCAACAAGGCGATTGATCTGGATAGCCCTGGCGCCGCAGCCAGAATTATCGCGGCAGTGCGTGAGATGACCGGCGAGACCGTGGTGCTGGTGATCATCGACACCTTGAACAATCACATGAGCGGCGACGAAAACAGCGCCAAGGACACTCGGGCGATGATCAATGCCTGCAATATCGTCTCAACGGCCCTAGGAGCGACGAGTATGCTTGTGCACCACCTAGGCCACAGTAGCGAGTCAAAACAGCGTGCGCGAGGTTCTAGCGCGTGGCGCGGGGCATTAGACGCCAGCATCCTGGTGTCAGGGGAAAAGAATGAGATTAAGGTGTCCTGTACCAAGATGAAAGACTCGCCCGAGCCTGCGGAGCGATATGGTTGGCTTGAGCCAGTTAGCCTCGGCTGGGTGGACGAGGATGGGTTGCCAATTGATGGTGCCGTGTTTTCATTTTTCGTGGACGGCGATCTAAGGATGCCGCAACCCAAGGAAGGCAAGTTAGATGGGCATAAGAAGAGTTTGGAGCGTGCCTGGTTCGTTGGGTGCACCGAAGTGGTGGATGGTTTGCCTTATGTGAGTCGGGATACACTCAAGACCTTTTTGCTTGAGCAAGGCATCAAACCCGGCAGCGTGGAGTCGTACCTTAAAACCAGTGGGCGAGAAGGGATGATTGTGCGTGACCTCTTAGATGCCAAAATTATCCGGAAAGAGGGTAAGGGTTGGGTGGTGATTGATCAGGGGTTGAGTGATGAATTGCTGGGCAAGGTAAGCGAATGAGCAAACTTAGGCACAACATTGTGAGCGTCAGCGGTGGGAAAGACTCAACCGCGTTGCTTTTGCTGGCGCTTGAACGCCAAACCCCGAACCTTCAAGCCGTTTTTGCCGATACAGGTCATGAGCACGCGCAAACTTATGACTATGTGCAGTATCTTAATGATAGGGTTTTCCCCATTAGGATGGTCAAAGCAGACTTTTCTAGGCAAATTGCAGGTAAGCGTGAATATGTTCAGACCAAATGGGCTGAAAAAGGAGTGCCGCAAGATGCCATAGAACGCGCTCTGGGCGCTTTGCACCCAACCGGCAACCCATTCCTTGACCTTTGCATCTGGAAAGGGCGTTTCCCGTCTACCAAAGCCAGGTTCTGTTCGGAGGAACTGAAGCGCAACCCAATCATCGAACAGGTTCAGATGCCTTTGCTAGATCAAGGCGACGAGATTTACAGTTGGCAGGGTGTCCGTGCCGATGAGTCGGCCTCGCGTCGAAACTTGCCAGAATTGGAAGAAGTGGGCGGCGGTTTGTGGAATTACAGGCCAATCTTGCAGTGGACGGCCCAGAAGTGCTTTGATATGCACCGCAAGCACGGTATCAAGCACAACCCACTTTACGAGCAAGGCATGGGGCGAGTCGGATGTATGCCGTGCATTCACGTTAGGAAAGATGAGTTGC